TGGATGTTTTTGTTGATGGTACAGGATGGGGTGCTGGCACATGGGGCGGAGGAACGTGGGGCTCTACCAGTTCATTAACTAACCTGAACCAGTTGCGTTTGTGGTCACTGGACAGTTTTGGCGAAGACTTGTTGTCCTGTGTCCGTGCTGGTGGAATATTTTATTACGACAGCAGTGCAAATACCTTGGGTACAGATCGTGCGGTGGCTTTGACTGCTTTGACCGGTGCAAACTTTGCGCCCACCAAAGGCTTACAGGTTTTGGTATCAGACGTGGATCGACACGTTATTGTGTTGGGTTCTGACCCTATAAACGACGCGGGTACGGCTAGAACGGGGTCTATTGATCCGTTGCTTATTGCTTTTTCTGATCAGGAAAACCCTGCTGAATGGCAGCCAAGGTCAGACAATACTGCGGGTTCATTGAGGTGTTCTGCGGGTTCTGAAATTATAGGCGGCCTTAGAGCGCGACAGGAAACTTTAATCTGGACAGACGTAGCTCTTTACAGTTTACAGTTTGTTGGTCCTCCGCTCACGTTTGGTTTGAATCTGATTAACGAGGGCGTTAGCTTAATTGGTCCGAACGCAACGGTTAACACTCCAGCAGGGGTGTTCTGGATGGATAAAAAAGGGTTTTACACGTATACCGGGGCAGTGAGTCCTGTGCCGTGCAGTGTTCATTCTTATGTCTTTGATGATGCGAACGAAGGTCAGGCTTATCAGTTTTTTGGGTTTTTGAATAAACAATTCAACGAGGTTGGTTGGTTTTATTGTTCCGCCGACTCTACGGCTATTGACCGATACGTCACGTACAATTATGTGGAGCAATCCTGGGCTATTGGTCAGTTGGAGAGAACTGCGTGGCTGGACGAAGGCATTGTTGCTTTTCCACGAGCTGCCGGTAAAGACAGCTCTACCCCTTATCTGTACCAACACGAGACCGGAAACGATAACGACGGATCTCCTATGGATAATGTATTCATCGAATCGGCCGACTTTGACATTGGTGACGGAGAACAATTCCAGTTTATCCGCCGCATGATCCCTGACGTAAAATTTACGGGCAGCAACAACGACCAACAAATCAACGTAGTCCTCAAACAACGTAATTATCCGGGCGATTCGTTGAGCACGGACCAGACAACAAGTTTCACCGCATCCACGACAAAAATCGACATGCGGGCTCGTGCAAGACAAGCTGCTTTGCGGTTTGAATCAGACGATGATGCTAACTCTGCTTTAAGAACCGGAGTTGGTTTCAGGGTTGGCGCTACCCGGTTAGATTTACAACCTAACGGCCGCAGATGAGCAAGCTTTTACAGGGCCGATTACCCTTCGTTGTAGGGGAAAATGTGCCCCCAGAAACGTTCAATCGGACTGTACGTTTACTGGAAATAAGTTTAGACTCTTTTGATCCGGATTCTACTCCGCAGTTTACGGCTGCAGAACTTGATGAATTCAAGTTTCAGGCGGGAGATGTAATCTGGAATACGACTGTCGGGTCTTTGCAGGTGTACACTGGATCGGCTTGGGTCGAACTATCTTCTCCGTCTACGTCGGGGTTAAGCGCCACAGGTGGCATAGGAACTGTTCAGGTGATCACGGGCGGTTCAATAGTTGTGACATTATAGAGAGGGCGTATAACAAAAGATGGCAGAAGCAGCTTTAAAATACGACGAGTTCGAAGACTTTGATGACATAGAACCTGTCGAGATACCTGCGGGTGGGATTGCAACTTTTCTAACAGCCCGAGAGGGTATGTTTGCTGACGATGACGACGATGAATTACCCGCTGGTGGTATTGCATCGGTTAAGCAAGTAGCCGACAAACTTGCTGAATACGGACGCCATGAAGACGAATACATGGTTCACGCTGCAGAAGGCGAAACGGTTATCCCGATGGAGGTCTTCCGCAAAAATCCCATACTAAAAGAAAACATATACCGACAAATGCGCGACATGGGCCTTGAGCCAGAGCGTTATGTCGTTGGTAACGAACTGAATTCAATAAACCCAGTTACAGGGCAACCTGAGTTTTTTATTAAAAAACTGTTCAAAAAATTGGGTAGGTTTCTTAAAAAAGCGATCAAAGTTATTTTGCCTATTGCTTTGAACTTTATACCGGGCGTTGGTCCGATACTGGCAGCTACATTAGGTAGTGGCTTGGGCACTTTAATTCAAGGCGGCAACATAAAAGATGCGTTTAAATCTGCAGCTTTAGCCGGATTGACTGCGGGCGTTGTTAAAGGCATCGGCGGCGGTATCGGTGCTGTCAAAGAAGGCGGTAAGTTTGGAACAGGTTTCAAAGCTGGTTTGAAAGCCGGTGAAATGGGCGATGTTGTCGCTGCAGGTCGCCAAGCCGCACGAATGCAGGGTTTGGCAGAAGCGGGTGGCGCAACCGGTTTTGATCCAGCAAGTTTGTCGCAAGCTTCGGGAAGTTTAACTGGCCCAGAGATGGCTGCGTTAAATTCAAGTAAACTGGAAGCTCTTGCACAAGCAGGAATCAAACAAGAGGCCGTTAATGCTGGTCTTTCGCAAGGTTTAAATTTAGATCAAATTATGGCTGCTAACAACGTAGCTTATAGACCAGAAATGTTTATTGCGGATCAGGGGATAATACCCGGCACCGCGGCAGAACAAGTTGCAGCGAGAGAAGCTTTCTTACAGTCAGGTGCGCCTAGACCCCCTGCTGGCGGCACCGCTGTTACTATGGCAGATGGTGCTAAATTTGATCCAGCAACGCAGTTTGTTGCTGACGTAGATGCTTCCTCTACCTTACCGGGTGGCGAAACAGACGGTAGTTACGCAGGTTTCACACGATCAAGAATTGACGCTAGGGCTGACGCCAGACGAGCCCTTGAACAAGGCCCCGTAGATGCTGCGACAGAAGCCGCAACAACAACTACCACGGCGGCTCCTTTAGACATTCAGGTTGAAAAGTTTTTGGAAACCGGACAAGTAAAACCTCCGGGAGTTATGGACAGTCTTAGAAAACTAGGCCCCGGCGGGGACGATTTTGGTGAAGGACTAAGGGATCTTTTCATGCCGGGACGAGGACAAAGAGCCGCGGCAGAAAACATGTTGGTACAGCAATTTGGCGAGGGGGTTCGCAATTTGCCCAAGTTTAACCAGTATGTTGACACTCTTGTGAGTGAAGGCCCTAACTTTTTGAGAAGAATGTTACCCGGAACTATTGCAGCGATGGGCATTGGTAATTTGGTAAGTCCTCCAGAAAACCCCGAAGCTATTGACATGTCGGGCGAGGGTATTAGCAAAGCTTTAAGTTTGTTGGAAGAAAACCCTGAACAGTACCGGTCATTCCAAAATCTGCAAATACGCGGCGGCGGTCAGTTTTCTCCTTTTGAAATACAACCCCTTTATAGCGAACCCTTGGGCACTACAGCTTTCCAACCGACAGCAAAGGTTGCCGGGGGAGGCGGCATGGATGTAAATGATTTTCCACCACGCATAGGAAGAATATCGGGTCCCGGCACAGAAACTTCTGACGACATTCCCGCCATGCTGTCTGATGGCGAGTTTGTGATGACTGCTGAAGCAGTCCGAGGTGCAGGAAACGGTAGCCGTGAAGCAGGTATGCGTAATATGTATCAAATGATGAATCAATTCGAGGCGATGGCCTAATGGCAGAAGAACAAATAACCCGGCAATATGTCTACGAAGACCCGGCGATAGCTGCATACAAGCTGGGGCTTTACCAAGACGCACAAAACTACATGAAGCAGTTGACGGATGCGGGAGTTCTACCTCCTACGCAAGCCGTTGCTGGCATGACTGCAGATCAACTAGCGGCTGGGGATATATTAAGGTCCGGGATTGGCGGCTATGAACCTTACTTGCAAGGCGCGTTGCAAGCGACACAGGCCGGGCAAGCTGCGATAACCGGCGGTGCCTTACCGGCAATACAGGAAGCCCTGCAGGGACAACGCCTTGGCATGAGCACGTTGCGTGATGCACAGTCCTTGGCGGCTGCTACAAGAGGACAACCTTATGAAGCTCGTGACGCAGCAATGGCTGGATTACAGGGTGCCGAACAACTCGGACGACGAGCCGCTTCGGATGCGCAAGCTCGTTTAGGTCAAGGTGCTGAACAAGCTAGGGCCTTAGCTGGTGATGTGGGAATCGGTGCTTTGGGCACTGCACAGGCACTTGGTGGGCAACTTGGCGCGGCAACACGGGGTGGTCTAAGAGCCGCACAACGTGGCGAGCGAGGCATACAAGGCGCACAACAACAGTTAACTGACGTGGCGG